GGCGCAGCCATGACTCCGGCCGGCACCAGAAGCACGAGCGCTGCCATTCGCGCAAGGCGAATGCGGCGGTTAAGCTGCCATTCTTTCCGATACTGCGCATGCCCCTCAAGCGCCGCCATGAAGCGCACGCCATCTTTTGGCAGGTGCTGATCGGCAGGACTCGCACCATTGCGGCAAGTCTCGAATGTCGCCCGCACAACGGGACCGAAACTCTCCCCGATCTGCTCAGCGTTGAGCCCCTTGAGGGCCTTGCGTATGTCTCTCATGATCCGCTCGTCGCCTTGGCGATCGTGTGCGTGAAGCTGGATATCGAGATCACAGCGCCAGTGACGAATGAGGTCGTCGCAACGATCATGTTCGAGGTCGCCGTGCCAACCGTGCCGTCGTGAACCGCAGTCGTGCCGTCAGACTTCAGTGTGCGGAAGAACGTCGCCGTGCCGGTCGCATCCGCACTCGAGTCCGACGTGATCGCGTTGAAGGTCAGTACTCCGGCCGAGGCCGCCGGGGCAGAGGTCGCATTGAACCGCAACTCGGCGAGCAGGGTATTGCCTGAGAGCGCCGTATCGCCCGTGGCAGGCTGCGTGCCGGAGTAGATGCGGCAGTAGCCATTGTCGAGCAGACGCGCAAAGGCGTCCGCCTCGGCATTCACTGCCACGTTGGTCATCTGGGTATTCAGTGCCATGCGTTACTCCTGATTTGCAATCATTCGCGAACCAATCGGCCGCCCCTTCTGGTCCCGGACCAGCTCGCGCGGTGCCGCCATTGCCTTGATTAACTCTTCCAGTTTGCCCATGAGCTTCTCGGTGCCGTCTGCGCCCTTGCTGCCGAGCACCTTCTCAACCTGATCCTTGTGGTCTTCAATGAGACCCTTGATGGTCTCGACCGCCTTCGTCGCCTCGGCCTGGGTCGCCTCGGACTCCTGCCGATGATGCTCGGTGACCGACTGGTCAGCCTGCTCGCCAGCGCGGCGCAGCGTCATGTCCTGCACCTGGGCCTTGCGGTCGAGCTCGTCAGACTTCGCCTTGACTTCCAGATTGAACAGCTGTTTCGCGCCTTCATGCTTCACTTCGCGGATGTCTAGGTCGGACGCACGCTTGTTCAGCGCCAGTTCCTTCTGCGCATGCTGCATCTGCACCTGCTGCGTCACCTTCTGGGTGATCTGCTCTTCCATCTGCTTGGGATCTGGCGGCGGAGGCTGCTGCGCCTGCTTCTTCGCTGCCATAGCAAGCTCGTCGAACTGCCCTTCGATGGTCTTGCCGACCTTGTAGCGGCGCGATGCCCAACTTAAAAGCTCAACCATAAATGGAACCGTTGCAGGAGATACTTGCGCCACCTGCGAGGCCTTCGCTAGGAATTCTCCGACTCCGCTTAGAAACTCCGTCGTCTCCTGCTTCTCGCTGTCCTCGTCGATCTGCACCAGCGTATCGGCAGCGATCTCGACCCTGAACTTGCGCATGGGATCGGATTTCAGCATCTGCAGCGCCTGCGGAATCAGCGACTGCTCCTGAATCTGAGGCGGCAACGGCTGCCCCGATGCCTGCATCATCTCCACCTGCTCGGCCATCGCAACCGGGAAGATCTCCGAAGGCGGCATCTGCGCAGCCCCGCTCATCTGCAGGATGGTCTGCGGGTTGAAATGCTTGCAGATCACTTCGCCCTTGAGCCGGAGGACCTCGGTTGCGAACTCCGCAACGCCTTTCTGCATGTCGCGCAGCCGCAGCCCGGCAAAGTTCGACTTGATCTGCTGCGCCCCCAGCGTCTCGCGCGGATCGGACTGGCCGCGGATGATGTCGGCAATGCCGCTGATCTGGAAAATCGTGTTGACGACCGATTCTTTCGTCACGATCGCCCGCTCGAGCGCCGCGGCAATCATGGAAAGATCAAACAGTTCCAACGCGCCCTTGAGTCCGCCTTTCTCGCTGAAGGCCGCCCAGTTGGCGACCTCGATCAGTTGCAGATTCCCGGCATTCTTCAGCATCGCAGCCAAGCCAGGGACCGCAGCTGAGCATGCCCCGCGCACCTGAAGAGCATCAATCAGGCCGTCTATGCGCGTTTCCAACAGGTCAAGCTGCAACGCTTGATCCTGATAGAGCGTGTAATCAGGCGTCGGAATGAGCGATTTGTTCGTCAGCGTCGCATACAGCGGCTTCGGACAGGGGAAGAACGATTCGAGCCCAAGCGGGTCTTCCCGCTCATCGAGAACCGTGCTATTCGCCTCCGCAATCCACGTCACGCTCCTGGTATCGCGATCCCAGAATTCAAGGACGCGACCACGGAATTCGTTGTCATCCTCACTCTGCTGCTTGCTCTTGTCCTCGTCGCCCGTCGCATCAAGCGGAACCTTCTTACCCTTTCCGCCGAACCTCTTCACCATCGCAGCGCGCGACATGTACGCCCGGCGCCATACCAGCGTTACCTCTTCCCACGTCCTCGATACGTTGTGCCCGAAGTCTTCCCAGTTGATGTAATCCACCGGCGCGCATTCGTACTCGATGGTTTCGGTTGGCTCTTCTCCCGACTCGTCCGCATCCTCGGTGATCTGCGGCCCGTCATCGTTCTCCCCAGCAGCCGCGGAGAAGTGCGGTTCGTAACGCACCCATACCTGCCCGCGACCAGGGAGCAAACGGTCGTACACCGTCTGCGTCAGCGAGTCCGCATAGTCCCGGTAATGCGTGATCTCGAAGTCCAGCGTCCGCTCCAGCATGTTCGCCGCGAGCCGGCCCACCGGGTCACTGTCCTTATACCGCCGCGATACGTCCGGCTGCGGCGTCCTGGAATACAGCGCCGGCTTGATCGTCTGAACATTGGACCAGAGGATATTGAAGCGCTTTCGGTAGGAAGATTCGCCGCGGTCTGCATCGCGGTAAATCTTGTCGATCATATCCGCCCGCTTCAGCCAATCGCGATACTTGTGCTTGTACGTGGCGACATGCGCCATGTAGCGCTTGGCTGGGGAGGACTTAGCCATTCACTCGCACCATTCGCAGTGAGCCCGCCGAGCTTTGGCGGGCCTGAATCGCGCACAGTGGCGCGCAAGGAAGGAAATGATGATCCGCATCACTCGCACCTGAACCGAAGCGTGGCGCGGCCCTGCGCAGACGTGCCATAGGCACCGCCCCCGCCACCATTCGACAATCCGAAGCCGCCACCGCTTGCGTACACATCACGCTCGCCCTGTGCCACCACAACGGCAGACTTCCCGCTTTGCTCGCAGTACTTGAGCGCTTCGTCATACGCCAGACGGTTCGCACCGGCCGAAGCCCCGCGCACACGGTCCGCAGTGGTCGAGATCAGATACGTTCCGCCTTCGCCCTTCATGACTCCGCTCGAGCTCGCACAGCCTGCGAGCAAGGCAACCACCAATAATTTCCTCATCTCTTCCCTCTCTTCGCTTCACTCAACGCAATAGCCAGTGCCTGCCCCCTCGAGCGAACCACTGGCCCCTTAGGCGAGCCGCTATGAAGCGTCCCTGCCTTGTACTTGTGTAACTCCGCCGCGATCACCTGCGGCTTGCTGAGACCCTTAAGCGGCATCTACTTGCCCCGCTTCCCGCGCTTGGGCATGTTGTCGTCCTCGCCGTCGTCTTCGTCTTCCACTGGCTCGGCCGGCAATGGCTCAGCCTCCGGCTCTTTCTTGTGCTCTGCCTTCTTCGCGTCCTTCGCCCTTTCCTTCTCGACCTTGCTCACTTCCTTCGCAAGCGCTTCCGTCATGCCGACGTAGCCAGCCTCAACCATGCGGTCGAGGTCCGCACTTTCGATGTCCGTCACGCCACGCGCCACGAGTCCATCTTCCACGTCACGCCTGATGATTGCCCTGATGTCTGCTTCGCTCATGCTTGTTCTCCCATCGCTTTGTGGTATGCATCCGCAACCATGTCTCGCAGGCTAGGCTTGCTCCGCTTGACCGGCTGCACAATCTCAAACTTGATCTTGACTATCTTCGGCTGCTTCCCATCGCGCTTCCATTCTGGAAATGTCATCTCGCGCGCCCTCGCATAACTCCAATGTGCGCTGTGGAACAAATGCTCGCCGCACTCTTCGTTCAGCAGGTAGATCGCCCAGGCCGTGCGCTTGCGCTCGATCATATCCGCCCGCCCTTTGGCTTGTTCATCGTCCAAAGGTCATTCATGGTCACCGTCGACGGTCCGCCCACGATGATCGAGCGCACGTTGTCTGGCACCACGACCGGCGCGGCCATCTCTTCCATCACCTGCGCACCGTACGAGAACGAATCCCCCGGATGCGAGGCCCAGTTGTGCTCGGGGTCTCTACCAAACGTCTTCGTGTCCGGATTCCATTCGTAGGACCAAGACCGCAGGCCGTCCAAACCCTTGGCACAATTCGTCCGATGAATGCGGCAACGCTTGACGATGCGCCGCGCCGCGTTGATCCGGTCCGGTACCTTGGTCTGCGGTACCACCCCAACGCGATCGGCCCCGAATGCCGCCAGGAAGCGCTCAACGCTGCTGTGCTTACTCTGGAATGTCTTGACGCGCGCATCATGCGGCAACCACACCTTGGCGATCGTGTAGGGCTTCATCTGTAGTTTTACGATCCAATCATCGGCGTCCAATCCAGATTCCCCGATGTAGTCCACGAGGTCGAAGCCTCCAAGACGCGGAACCCAGAACCACCAGGCCGCCGTGTCTCGGAACCCGAGGTCGCAGGAGATATGCACCGGCGCGCTGTCAACTTCGAAATCACATAGACGGCCTTCTTTGTCGGCTGCCTCGATACCTGATCCGAGTACCGATCCGAGGTTGGCGGCGGAGAAATCGTTGAACCACTCTTGCCGCCAGAGCGCATCTCCCGGTTCCTCGCCAAAGATCGCAACCTTCTCGCGGCGATCGCTTTCGAGTTCAGATTGAGAAATGACGTGCGTATCATCGACAGTCAGCAGTTCGCCGAATGCAGTTGGGTCTGCCTTGGCATTCTCGAGCGTCGAATAGCCGTGGTTGTAGCCGCGGGCGGTATAGATGAAGAGTGCCCAGCCGTTGTTCTCACGCAGGATCGGCGAGAGGTAAGCATGGGCCGCAGGATCGGCGAGCGACCATTCAGAGTAGACAATGCCGGCCGGCGATGACCCGACCGCTGTGTTGTAGTTGTCGCTCCCCACGAGCTGCCAGGTCGAGCCGCAGTGAAACTCAATGAGCATCTGCTGATCGATTGTGCGCTTCCGGAGGTATTGCGGGAACGCTTCGTCGACGCGCTTGATGCCGGTATGCGGATTGACTGCGTTCCACATCGCTTTCCGGCACTGCTCATAGCTCGGGAGCATGTGCCAGTAGTTGGCGATACGCTTATGTGCTGCGTAGCACGTCCAGTTGAGCGCGAACTCGTCCTTACCAGCCCGCCGATGCCAGACCGGGACGCACAGGCGCCCACCGTTGACGAGGTAGCGGAATGCTGGCTTCTGGTACCAGCGCGGGGTCCAGCCGGCTGCAGGGATCGTGAGCGCTTCACTCTTCCCCACATTCTTTTGCCATGTCGCGCAGGATGAATACCATGGGCCCGCCGTCCTCGCCGCCGATCGACTGGTGCGGCTTGCCGTCCACCGTATCGCGGATGAACATCATGGCTGGTAGGTCACCGGAGGCCGCGGCGTCGAACTGCGCTTCCAGCCCTTTGCGCAAGCGCTTCCAGTCTTCCTGCTCGCCGATCGCCACGAGCTTGCGGCGGATGATGCGTTCCTTCGATGCGTTCGTGTTGCCTTCTTGTGCGCCGCGTTCAGCCATTTGTCACGAATTACAAACAATTGATTGATTTTGGCTTTTATTATTCACAATTTGACCACTAATCCGCAGATTTCGCCCTTACAGCGATGT